TTTGTAGAAATCATAAGAACCTCTACGGAACCCTGAGAAACCTAAATTAAGTGCCATGTTTTCTGAGTTGTCGAATACTCCGTAAGAAGTACCACCACCACCATAAGAATTCATTGAAGCTAACATATCATCAACTGCTAAAGCAGTGCTTCTGTTTAAGAACATCATGTTTTCTTCAATAGCTCCTTGATTATCAAATTCAGCTAGAATTAAATCAAATTCTGCTAAATCCAAAGGTGGAATTCCAATGATACCAGATGATGCATTACCTCTAGTTTCAACTGCTTCAAATAATCCCATTGTACCGAAAGTATTTGTAGCTCCATTAAGGAATGAATCAACTCTAGATTGTGCTGGATCACCTTCAACAGATTCAATCATTGCCATTTCTAAGTAATCAGTGAATCGCATTCTAGTTTCACCTTCAGCTTTTAAATACCAAAGATAACCATTTTGACCATCTTCTCCGGTAGTTTCAATCCAACCAATTTGAGCAGTATCAGATCCAGAGATATGATAATAGTCTTTTATGATAATTGGTTTGTTACTAAAAGATGTAAAGATTGGTTCGTTAGCACCATCTGCATGTGCGTTTCCAGCCCCATTATAATCATCACCTTTTTTGTATTCAGAGCCATAAACTAATACTCTACAAACCCCAGCTGCGAAACCAGCAGCGGCTAAAGTTGTAGTTGCACTTGTTGCGTCGTAAGGTGTAACGTCTAAAATACCTGAAGCTGCAACATCTGTAACAAGACATCTAATAGTCGTGTTTGCATCAGCTAACAAAATCATATCATTAGTTCTAATACCATGATCCTGTGTAGTGTATTGATTAGTTGATGTATTACCATCAATATCAGATGTAATAGTTATTGTACCACCATTAGTACTACCACCAACGGCTGTTGCCATTGTTGTAGCGCTAGTGACAGCTGCTATATAAGATAGATGTAATCTACCCTGTTCTGACCAAACAACCTGATCAGAGGTCATTGGTTCTTCTGCACCGACTTGAGATAAAAATCCACTGATAGTTCTGTTTCCAAAAACTTCAGCTTCTTTTTCCATCAATTCAGGCAGGTATTGTTGTCCCCAGTTTGCGCTTGCAGCGGCTGTGGACGTAAAATCGATGTAATTTGAGGCTAGTGTCGACTGATAAGGAGCCGGCACGCTGTTCAAATTAGCACCTGCGGTAATTGCCATTTTGTTTTAATTTTAAATTGTTATTTACTTTTGTTTTTAATTTTAAACTTAAAATCAGAAGAATCATCACCTAACACCCTAAACTTCATACCACCAGCTTCTATCTCACCATGTGATTGTCTAGGGTTCATATCTACATTCTTGGATTTAGCAACACTATCTTTCATAGCATCTGCTTTACCTTGTTCGTAAAAATGATTAGCTACAGCATCTGCATTCATAGCCGTATAAAGAGATTTATGATAACCTTTAGCGTCTTCCATCACATTATTTTTATTCAAAAACTTTTTGACAAAATTATTGATGTCACTTTGGGTTTCTTTGACTCCATTCGTATCTTTGACATTAAACCTAAATTTCTTATCTCCGACATTATATTCAAAACCTTTGAACTTGTCGTTAAAAACATTATTTGTTTTTTGTAAGAATGTAGATTTAGCGGCGTTTGCTGTTTTCTGATTTTCCTCTGTTTCCTTGTTGTACCTATTAAAGAAATCAACTGCTTTCTGTTGCTCACCCGTGAGCTTTGAACCAGCTTTGATGTCTTCATAGTATTTGGATTTGTTCTCTTCCAATTGAGTTTTAGCGTCGGCAACTTGCTCTTTTAACGCTAATTTTTTTCTTCGTATATCTCTCTCGTCGTCTACATCTTCGTCGTAAGAGAATGTGTCTTCCATAAGGAAGTTAATTTCTTCGTTGTTTAAATGAGGTTTTGTATTCGTGTAATACTCTTTTAATAAAGCTTCATCATTTAGATTACTGTAATCTTTATTAAGTTTAACATAATCATTTATATCACCACCAGTTTCATCCATAAAGTCCATTAGTTTTTGGATATTTTCTGGGATAGGTTTTCCAGTTGCTTCTGCTTCTGCTACAACTTCATCAACTTGCTCCTGAACCTCATCAACTTCTTCGTTTGTAATTTCTTCTAAAACAGGTGTTTCAACAGTTTCTCCTGTATCTTGTTTAACAACCTCTTTTTTATCAGTTGTTTCTTCAACAACCTTTTCTTGAACCTCTTCGGTTTCTGTGTTATTAACTGGTTGTACATCTTCCTTTGTTTTTGGTGGTGGTTTACTTAAATCAACTTTGATAGGTTTATCATCTTGACTAAGTTTTTTCATTGATGGTTTTTTCTTAACCTTGATTTTTTCGACTGTATTATCTACTTTTGGTTCTTCAGTAGTCTGTTCTACTACCTGTTCTTCTTTTTTTTCTGCCATAATAAAATATTATAAAATTAATAAAATTATCTAGGTTCAAATGCTCCTAGATCGAAATCACCACCAAGTATATCATTACCTGAAGATTCGAAGTTTTTAGGTGGTTTTTCGTTTTTTCTTTGGTCAATCATCTCTGACTGTTGTGTAGCTTGTATTTTTGTTCTTTGGTCTTTACGATCTTCTTTTTCTTGATCTCTAGTTTTAACAGTATCCATTTCCGCTTGCCTCAATTGTATATTATACTGGAACTCTAATTCCATCAGTTCCTTCTTAAGATCTGCTTCTAAAATTAATTGATTAGCTTTTAGTTCTGCTTTATTTTGTTCTAAATTTATTTCAGTTTGAGCAGTTTGTTCTTGCTTTTGCATTTCAGCTTGTGCTGCTGTCATGGTGGCTTGTTGATTAGCTTCAGCCTGCATTTGCATGTTCTGTTGTTGAACAGCTTGATCTTTTAATTCTTTTTTATTTCTTCTTATTTTTAAAAGTTGATTAGCTAATTTAATATTTTTAATTTCTCTAAGATCAATAGCATCTTCTAACTCTATACTTTGTTGTTGTAATGCCATTTGAATATTATTCTCTAACATTGCCTTCTCCTCTTCATCTGGTTGTAATTCTATAAATATACCAAAATCATAAAGATTTAAACTACTTATCTCTTCTAACGTAGCTACATTATGAACTCCAACAGCTTGAATAAACGCGTCTCTTGTAGGTGAATATTCTATAATATCAGATATTCTAAGCGACAAGCATTCTGCAATTTCAGTTGTTAAAAATAATCCAGATTGTAATATATGTCTCGTGGCAGTATTTGAATTAGCCGCAGCTAATTTTTGAACACCCACTAAAGCGCTTTTATCTGGCATACTACCATCTCTAGCTTCATTTAACCCAGTGACATCACGTATCATTTGAAGGTAGTAATTGTAATTTGTAATTAAAGCTTGTATTTTATTACCACCACTCCCACTTGTAATTTCTTGAATTGGAACTTTACCTGGGTTCATGTCACCATCTTGAGTAAACGATCTACCAATAACGCTACCAGTTTGGAAGAACATATTTAATGCTTCTTGTGGATTGTAATTAGTTCCATTACCTAAATCAATTTCTGCTAAACCATCAGCGTCAAGATAAACTCCATCTGGAACCATTCTTGACATCACTTGTTGAAGTTTCAAATGTGTTAGCTGAATCATATCAGCAAACCCTGTAATTCTTCCTACTAATGATTCTATTTTTCCATTATACATTCTAGGAGCCACGATAGCGTAATTCATTTTAACTTTAGTAAAATCACTTTTAGGACGTAACATATTTCTAGCCATCTCCCATTTAAGTAATTTATTTGTACCAATAATTAAAGCCCCATCGTAAAGACACTCTATACTTCTAAATATTTTACCGTATCCACCTTCCATATCTCCTGGTGGATTAAATGCATCATCTTTAGGTATTATTTTATCTGCACCACTACCAATCTCTTTTACCTTATAAACTTCATTCATATAAGTTTTATAATTAAAATATAAAACTTCAACTTTATTATTATCGTCGTCTCTATAAGAAGTGTTATAATTAGATTGATTAGTTGCTGTTGACATTATTTCCTCTATGTCTTCATGCTCTAAATGAGGGAATTGTTTTACTAATTCGTTTACGGGAATATTTTTTACTTCACCCACATAATATACATCGTCAAAATACGGCGAATCTGTATGGGAATAAACTAAGTTTGCTGGATCTACATAATCTACAGTAACCCCTTCAGATGTGTTAAACGAAGTTTTAACTGCTCCAATACCTATTGTAGTTAAATCATAGTAAAATCTCTTTTTTGTAAGCTCATAATTATTACCTTCTAACAAAACGTTGATAGCCTGCTCTTCAGCTAACTCAATAGATTGCTTGTAACTAATTTGCATGTGGATTTGTAATTCCTCTTCTGAATTTGGAAGAGTCTCTTGATCACTTTGTTTGAGATCCATTTGAAGATTATCTTTTATATAAGCATCAAAATCTTTGAGTCTCATGTCTGACAATATATCTTCCATATACTTGGTCCTTTGACTTACGCCATACGGATCTTGAGAATACGCTTTTATATCATAAGTTCTTTCAGCTATACCATTTACTACTATATCTACAAATTTTGGAATAATTGGAACTGGTTTCCAATCTAAATTTAAATAGGACAAATCACCGTTTATCGATAACTCATCCTTATACTTTTGTATTGACTGTTCACCTCTAGCGTACAATCTTAAACTATGAAAATTATTTTTACTTGTTTTATGTCTATTACCTTGTCTATTGTTATGGAACCATTCAGTCTCTATTGCTTTAGCAACTTTTAAACCATAGTCGTAACTTAATTTTTCAGCGTCACTTACTACTTGACTAGGAAAATAACTTTTTATAACTGACTTAGCCATATTTAATTTTTAATTATTTTTGACATATTACCAGTGTTTTTATATTTAGAAATATGTACATTTAGTTTTGGTTTCTCTATTTTTGCGTTTGGAGTATATAAATGTCTATTGTTTGCCATAATTGCTAAACCTGAACTTATTGTTGCGTCGAACTTTGTACGTTTATTTATATCAAATCTAGTCCAATCAATTAATAGTTCATTAAAGTATAAATCTCCAAATGTTCCATCTTGTTTCATACCAACATAATCTTGGATGTACATCTCAACCGCTGCGGCATGTGCTTGTTTTATGTCTTCACTAGAGTTAGGAATTCCTCCGACTTCTTTCTCTGCTACAGATAATTTATTCCATATCTTATCTGGCCTGTTCATACTAAACCCTCTATAACCTCTTCTTCTTAAATAATATAATAATCTTGGTTTATTATTCTCCGCAAGTATTGGCATTCCATAGAACACTAGTGCCATTAACACGTCTTCAAAGAATATTTCTGCCGTAGGTGGTCTTGATAGATATTCTAAAAAGAAACTATTCGCAGGAGCGTCCTCCATACTAAATCTAGTAAGACCGTGTAACGCTCCTTTTGATCCTTGACCATCTACTGTTCCTGATATATCATAACTATCACATCCAAACGCTCCCATATGTTCGTTACCAGGGTATTTTATACCGTTCTTAAGTATTACTCTATTTTGCAACTCTGTTTTTGGCGTCCAACTTATCTTAAATCTACCTTGAGGATCTGGATAAAATATAACTTGTGTATCCTTTATCCCGTTCACCCATTGAAAATTACCTTTAGTAACTCCAAGAGTTCTAGACATTTCTTCGTTATAATCTATTTGCTCGTATATCTTAACTAGATTAAATATACTTCCTTTTGCTTCATCTCTAAATGCGTGCTCCGTTGTTTTTGGAAATTGGCGATAAAATTCATTTAATGCGTCGTGATCACCTTTTAAACCATCGGCTTCATTTTGCCAATGCTCTATAATTCCTACATCTATTAGTTCACCATCTGGACCGAACACATCGTAGTTTGGTGTATCAAAAACTGGAAGTCCATACTCATCAATAAATCCTTCGTAGTTCCATTCCATTGGGACAAACAAAGAATATAAACCAGACTTCGTTTGGCCATTTCTATTTCTTTTTGTGACGTCTGATGCGCTATATAGTTTTTTAAAATTTTCTCCACCCTTATCTAATGCGTTTGAAGTAGAGCCCATCATACATTTACCAATAATCCTACTACCTAATCGTAAACATGTTTTTGTAACTCTCCAGTTGTTTAATATGTTGTCTGGCCTCTCCCACTTACCACTTTCATCGTGTACTAATAGATTTAATTTTTCACCGTCATAACTGTTATCTCCAGTATTTTTCCAATCAATAGTTGTATCTAATCCTTGTATATTCTCTAGCTTTTCGTTAGTTGTTATCTTTTTTCTTGTAAATTTACTAGCTGGTACTCTATAAGCGAGTTCTGTTTTAGGTCGATCCATACCATCTTGGATAGGTTTAAAAAAGAATGGATAGTTTACGCTAATCGGTACAACTTTATCAGTAAACATTTTTTTAGAATCCGCACCTGTTTTAGACAAAATACCATATCTACTATCAGTTGCAAGAGTGGCTAAGTTAACTGTTTCTGCAGATGACATAAAAGAAAATCCTGAACGTCTATTCTTTAGATAGCATATACCATAACATCTTTTATCTGCTTTACACGCTTCCCAAAATATATAAAACAATCTATTTGCTTCTCTAAAATCTGGAGCACCAACATCAATTTTGCTCCACTGTAAATACATATAATGAGTTCCTACTATATAAGTTGGTTTACCTTTACTCACAAACCAAAATCCTTCGTCTCTTCTTTTAAACTCTTTATCTATAAAATCAAACCATTGTTCTTTATTCTCGTCTGGATAATTTCTCCAATCAAAGATACTTTTAATATTCTTTAATCCTTTAGGATACTCTGCTTTAACCCATTTATCTTTCTTGTGTTTAAATACTTTTTTAGGTATTTTGGGTAATGCTATTCTAAGATTTTGGATTTCATAGATTTCACCAATTTGTCCGGTCTTAGATATGATAATAACATCATGCTCTTTGTTGTATCCATATTTCCATTTTTTACCTTTATTAAGTCTACTAATAGTAGTCTTTTTTATAGGTTCGATTATTTTAACTAAACTTTGCTCGTACATTATT